CTCTACACCTTTTTTTGTATCACTTAATGTTATTTCCTGCCTCAATCTTTTATTGGCAAGTCTTTTTGAAACATCTAGTCTTTTTTCAAGTGTTGCCCCTTTAAATGTTCCCAAGGATTTTGCTATCACTTGATTTCTCAACTTCTCTTGTTCCAATTCCGTCAATGGTGGAAACCCATTCAGTTTTAGCCAAGCATTTTGTTTACTTATCGTTTCTGATATTGCTGTATCTATACTTGTCATAATGGTTGCTCTTACATCTGCATTCAAATTCCTCGTAACTCTGTTTACCCTGCTCATAGCATTTTTAACTTGTGAAGGCTTAATAGGCTTTGAAAAAATATTGTTTAAATTCTTCGTTCCCTCGATATGGTCTTTGTAGAGTAGACCTCTGGCTATGTTTATATTCGTTCTATCACCTTTTATATCTGTAGCCATTTAATCCACTCCTATTCTTCTAAATCATTATCTCCAATATCTGCATCGAATTGGCTTTGTATTCCTGCTATATCTATATCTTCAGCTCCTGCTAAATCAAACATCAAATTCTGTTGTTCCTTTTGATACTTCCTTATTTTCTCTAATTTCTCTTGTATATCGCCCTCATAACCTAACTCTTTTAAAGCACCTTCTGGTTCTTCTAATCCTAAATTCATCTTTTGGGCTATAATCTGTAATTGCACCATTTCATCTTTCGGTAATGGGTCTGGGAATGTTACTGTAATATCAAATACCTTCTTAATTCCTTCACTTGTTGACATCAAGTCGTTCAATAATTTCCTTTCTTCATCGCTACCTTTAACCCTCAATAGCTTTATTATCAACCTACATACATCTTTTATTCCACCGCCATAAGTTTGTCTTTTCAGCCAAGTCTTTTCTAAAAGCGGTGCATATTTTATCTGTAGGGCTACCCCTGTTGTATTCGATACTGCACTTTTACCTCCAAGACTGTCCTCTGGTGTATTTGACAGTTCGTGTATAGCTGTTTTGATTGTCGATATAAAATTATTTGAAGCATTTAGGTCTGAATTAAGTTCAAGGTTATAAACCTTTGCGTCTTTCGGTAATCCTCCCCAAACCTTCTTTGCACCTTTCTCTAAATTCTTGGATTTTGCACCTTGTATAATCGTTATCGGTGCTGAATGGTAGTTGATTATATCAGATACATCTGTAACCTTTGCGTTTAATTCCTTTTGTAATGGGATTATGCTTTTCAGGTCGCTTTGCCCTCTACTCTCCCCTGCAAGTGGAATATTCTTTATCTGGACAATATTTATCTCCCTCAATATGTTCGGGATTTCTTCCACCAACTCATTGTCTATATAATAGGAAATGGTATCTCTTGTTACTACCTCTTTATACATCCGTGCTACAGGTTTTCCATCAATTCCCATTTCTAAAATAGCATATTGTATAGTGCAACTCACCATCTTATCCTTATCATGACTACTATATACAGGAAATACGGAACTGGTCGGTAACACATTAATCCTTACTTTTCCATCTGGGTATTCTTCCTCGTATAACATTCCATTTTCATCTACTTCTGGGTCTTCCCACGATACCTTTATAAAGCAATCCCCTGTTATTGCCCCCATCTGCCCCATTTCTACGCCTAAAATATCTTTCTTATTATATTCCCATACTTCATCTAAAAGAGGTTTCAATTCCTGTGCTACTTCTTTATGGGGCTGTATTCTGAAACCTTTTCCAAATAAGAAACTTACTGACTTATCCACAATGGCTTTTGCGTAGTTGAAGGTAATAAGGCTTTCTCCTTCTTCCCTAACTACTCTCCATTGGTCTCCTAAATAAAAATCCCAATACTCCGATATTTCATTCAATCGTCTTTGCTCGGAAAGTCCAAGTCCAGAGAATAGTTCAAATACTCTTAAATCAGCCATCATTACCCACTACCCCTTTTCCTACGGAAAACTCATTTAATATCTTTTTGTCTTTAACTCCTACTGCTTCATATATATTGGCTTGTAACATTTTCTTTACTTTATTTAACCGCATCATTTTTTCTTTATATGTTTCCCCTTCTTTCTTAATGTAAGGGTTTTCTAAATCTTCATAGTCAAGAGGTCTATTTTCATTTGGATTTCTTCCTTCTCTTAAAGAATATCTATATTCCACCTGTTTCACCCCTTAACCTTATTCTCTATTTTCAATTTGCTTTCTTATTACTTTTGCACCTTTGTTAAAGTCAATCTTATACTTACCTTTTGCATCTGCTTTTCTCGGTTCTCCAAATTTCCCTATATTACTCCTGTTCTTCTTATATTTCAAATCCATTTTCTAACACCTCCTACTAAATTATACCAAATCCTTTTGGCAAAAATAAAAGACAGTCTGATAGCGTTAAAGCACTACGCCTAAATAGGCGGGTATAATTAGCCTAATAATATGCTTTAACTATTTTTCTATCATTCTGCCTTTGGGAAAACCTATACTATATACTTCTTCACTTTTATAATATACAGGTTTCTCCAATTTGTCAAGTTCTTTTAATAATCTAACTAAATACTCTATACCACACCGCCAAAAATTTAGGCTTTTACTTTAATTTCACCGCCGTATTTTATAGCACAATCATAATACCAATCCTCCTTTACTCTTTTAGTTTAATTACTGATTTCAAATTTTTCCTTTCTATTCTTTTTTTATTATTTTCTTTTGTTACTTTAGGTTCTAAAGTTGATATATATAGTATAGATAGTTTAGATTCTAAAGTGAGGCTGGGTTTAGTTTCTAAAGTGAGTAAAAGTCTATGGGTTTAGTTTCTAAAGCGACTTATGGGTTTAGTTTCTAAAGTGAGTATAAGTTCTTTATTACACGCCGCCAAAAAACTTATTGTATGCATATCCTGTCTTCCCTGCCTTTTGTCTGTTATTATATATTCTCTCTATCTTTCTTCTATACTTGTTATCATCAGTTATTCTTATTAGGCTTTCCAAATCCCGCAAACTACTTCTTCGTGGGACTAATTTATATAAAGCCATTTTCGCCAACCATTCCCCTTGTTCCATCGTGCTTATGTGCGTGTGTCCTTCTTCAAAGTGCTTTCGCTTGTTTATTATCATAGCACCATCTTTTGTTTTAACTATTAAATAATGCTCCACCCATTTTTCATTTTCACCCAAAAAGTTTCCTTCTTCCAAGATATTTTTGACTATATCTTGGCACTTTGTCATAGAAGGTATTTTCCTCTACTTCTATTTCGGGCATACCTTCTGTTTGACTTGCTAACATAGCCAATGCAAGGCTATCACAATAATCGTCTTTTGCCCCTTTTTCGTCTGGGTGATGGCATACCATATATTTTCCACGCCACGATTTTTCTAATTCTAACATTTGCTGTTTGAAAGTCTGCCACTTCTTATATCTTTCGGCTCTACTACCATTGGGAATGTAAAGGCGGTTAGCTTTTAACTCTTGATTGAGATACATATACATTGCCGACTTATTTGGCATTGAGAATACATAGCCTACTACATCTGCTATTCCCTCATAATAATATTTTAATCTATCAACCATTCCGTCACCTACTCCTGTGCTATCCGAGTAGATTATTCTAATATTGTATCTATTCAGGAAATCGACTACTTGGTAGAACTGACTCTCGTAATCATCTCCCGTCAATTCAAGCCAATCTAATATCTGTGTTCTGTAATGCGTTACCCCAGATAGTTCATCTACTTCCAGAGGTTTTTCCCAGTCTACATCAAGGACAGTCACTACTGTGCTATCGTGCCTTTTCGCCCAGTCTATTCCTGCAACCTGTGTTCCTTCCCTCTTACTATGCACTAACCCTAAATTCTTCGGACTATTCTCTATTAACTCGTTCCATTTTTCTTCTGTTAGGAACATACCTCTTTCAAGGATAAACTCACAGCCATAAGCCATTCTAAATTCATCGCTGTTTTCCCCAAGTCTTTCCTTCTCCTTCTTAATAAATGCCTTATATCTTGGGTTATACTTCTGCACCACCTTATAATCATATTGGAAATGGTATTTTCTTTTACCTTTCAAGTTCCTTCTTCTATTTCTCTGGACTGCCTCTAAAAAGTCTGACCTTTTATCATTAGCTGTCCCTACCTTCACAATCGTTGCGTTAGTTGAAGCACCCATCGGGTGAATACTTTTCCGCACCACCCTATTGTCAGCGTCTTGTGCTTCCTCAATTATAATCAAATGATAAGTCTTACTCTCAATATAAGCATTTTTACTCGCACTCATAGCTGTGCAAAAACTTCCATTACTCAATGCCACTAAACTGCTAATGCTCTTTAACTCTAAATCTATATCATCGTCAGCTAAAATCATTTCCGCATTTTTACTGTTTATCCTCGTCTTTGTCCTTCCAAAAGTAGTGTCCGCTTGGTCGCCACTCGGTGCAAATATCCCAACATACAATCCATTCTTATAGTTCTGTAATGGCTCATACCAAGGAAATAACTTCGCTAATATCGGCAGTATTACCATACACCCTGCCACAACACAAGCATTTGTTTCACTCTTACCACTCTGCCTACTAAATAATGCCGTTATTTCTTCCCCGTCATTTGCCAACAAACTTCTTACAATTCCCTTTGCATATTCGTTCTGATACGGATAAAACTTAATACCACTTATTGCCTCACAAAATTTCACTGTCTTTATGGTCATATCTTCAATGTCG